CAGTTGTCACAAATGGAAGTGTTACTGCAATTACAATTACTGCTGCAGGTCAAGGTTACACCTATAGACCAGAAATTACCATTTCTACGGGTTCTGGTGCAGTTTTGGAAGCTAATTTTGGATCTAACAATAGATTAGGTGATATTCAATCTCTGGATATTGTAAATAGTGGATCTTTCTATACTCAAGCACCAGATATCGAAGTTGTAGACGAATCTGGGAGGGGTAGAGGCGCTAAATTTATTGTCCAGTCTATTGATCCAGTAAATGGTAACATTACTGCTATTAAGAAAGTATCTGGTGGATTTGATTATGATCAGACTAAAACCAAGATATATGTAGTATCTACTGGAACAGGGGCAACTGCAGAAGCAGAAGTAAGAAGTTGGCATAGAGATAATTATGCGGCATATACTCAGTTTGCCGATGATGCTAATGGATACCCTTTCCAAGGTAGATTTCCTGAATATAATGATGCTTACTATTATGTTGGAAATCCTAGGGGATATAGAATTACTAAGAATGACAACATTACTTCTGGTGGAGTCGAATTACCATCCGACCTAACCCACTCACCAATTGTTGCTTGGTCTTATGATGGTGTTCCAATTTATGGTCCAGTTGGATATTCAGATCCGACGGATTCTAACTCTGCCCTAAAGAGAGTTGAGTCTTCATATTACTTGAGAGATGATAGAGGTGAAAATGGTCCTAGTGCTGTTGAATTTACTATGGGCAGTTTCGTAGAGGATTATGAGTACAAACCAGAGGGTAATCCTCTACATAAAGACTTAGATAAGCATAATGGTCGATTCTGTGTCACTCCAGATTTTCCAGAAGGTAGATATTGCTATTTCTTGACGATTCATAGTAGTGATGATATTAATCAAAGGAATAGACAGGATGCTAGACCAAGATATCCTTATATGATTGGTCCAACTTATAAATTCAATCCTGAGACCTCCAATTTCACAAAAGAATCGATTCTTTCATCTTTACCATCTAATGCCATTAGAATTAGAGATGTTAATGATAATGTTCCTAATTTTGGAACTAATTTAGAAGCATCTGTTACTGCAGTTTCTTCTGGATCTGTAGATTCGGTAATTATTGAAAATCCAGGAAATAATTATTCAGTTGGAACTGATAATTATATCCCAAGATTTGTTGCTGGAGATAAACTTTTTGTAGACGATACAAATACTCAAGGTGTAGGATTTGCTGGTAAAGTTGCTTCTATTGTTGCTAAAAACAACTCAGGAAATGATATTGGAGTATCTTCAATTTCATATTCCACAATCACTGGATCCTTAGATGTTAGAAAACAGGTTCTAAACATTGCTCCACCAACATTTGATGGAACTGATTTTCAGTATAACAAAATTTTTGAAAATGACACTATCGTAGATACATCTAAGACCAAGTATGCTATTGAAACAGCAATTGCATGTTCTGCTACAGATACTGTACTTAGATTTAGAACTGCAAATACTTCTAATGTAAATATTGGAGATACGATTGACATTCAATCAGAAAGTGTATATATCAATAGTGCATTTACTAATAGTTCCAGATATGTATATCTTAGTGTAGCAAATATACAATCATCGGATCCCGTTTCTCCACAAACTGATCAAGGATTCTTCTATAAGTACGAAAACGGTAAAGAATTATTTGATGAGATTTATGTTGATTCTGGAGATCAATCTACTAAGGTGGGTAGAATCTTAGAAATTAATGCAGTCTCAAATATATTGAAGGTTGAGATGTATATTGATCCAGATACTCAGAATTACTATGCAATCCCAGCATTAGCAACAGGTATCTCAAACCAAATCCAAACAGAACCTCGTTATAGTCAGAATGTTAGTTCTATCGAATATGTAAAAGAAGTTACAGTTATTAGAGGATATGATGGATCTAAGGCATCCAGGCATCCTTTTGGTGTTGAGTGCTCAACTCAAGTACCTACAGCAAATATTGATGACTATAAAGTAAGACTTCAGTTTACTGGCGCCGATCCATCACTATTTGTTCCTGGTGTTTATATCCAGGGTCAGAACTCAGATACTACTGCTCGTATTGAGTTGGTAGAAACTATTTCTGCAACTTCAGGATATTTGTACTTAACAGATGTAAAAGAAGGTCCAAATGCTAGTGATATTCCTAGATTTGGTATTTACAACAATGGTTCTTTTGGACCAGAGACTATCAATGAAATTGGTGCAGGAGTGACAACAACGCTCATCGCAGATATTGATGAAGATGATACAATCTTGAAAGTTGTCAATAGTGATCTATTCTATGTCAATCGATATATCAATATTGGCACAGAGATTATGAGAATCACTGATAAAAAATCGGGTCAGTTGACAGTGACTAGAGCACAAGGTGGGACAGTGGCAGATGAGCATTCTGTAAATGCTAGCGTAAGTATTTCAAATCATAGTGCTACAACAGCAGGAGACACATATCAACTAACAGTTTCTTTGGAGAACGCACAAAGATTCTCTAATACTAGTACGTTTGATGATAATAATGGTGATAGTATCACAGTAAATGCTGTCGTAGATGGTAGTATTTCAGACGAAGATATTACCTTAAATATTGACGCAGAAAATTATGAAAAGTTCTCTCTTGGCGATGTAATTGAGATTGGAACAGAACAACTTAGAATTGATAGTAAGAGAACTAATTTGCTAACTGTTACAAGAGGTTTCAATCAAACTACAGCAAGTCATCATAGTCACAATGCTTCCATAGAAAACATTAGTAAGTATGATGCTGTTGTAACTACAAATACCAATCATGATTTACTTGAAAGTGATCTAATTGAAATTAGTGGAGATCCTTCATTAGAAACAATTCAAGAGACTGGTATTTCGGTAAGAATTGTAAATGGTCAGTTTGAATTTAGTAGCGTCCACACTGACTCTAATTATCAACAAAATCCATCATTGACTCTTGTTTATGGGCATAAGTATGTCTTTGATGTTTCAGAGTCAACTAATTCAAATACTACTCTTGGTTTCTATTCTGATAGAGATTTTAATAATGAAATTTCAGTGGAAAGAATTGGTGTTCCAGGTTCTTTGAACTCAAAGGTTATCCTCAAAAACAACAATAGAGACTATACCAATATCTATTATAATAATCCTAATGCACTTATTTCTGGACTAACCAGTAAACTCACTTTTATTGAGGATCCATATAATGTATCTTTGACTGGCGTATTTGATCTGACCGACACAACGTTCAAGTATATTGTTAGAACTAAGCCAGAAGGCAATGCTAGAGGAACTAAGACACTAGCATTACAAAGTCATAGATATTCTGGTAAAATCCATAGAATTTCTATTACAGATGCAGGCAGAGGGTATCAGTCATTACCAACAATCAAAGGTGTTTACTTTAGAGAAGAAGATGCATTTAGAGGGACCGTTATTACTGATGATGATGGCACGATTCAAAGAGTAGATATTGATTTTGGTGGAACTAGATATGTCTCACCAAAAGTTTATGTTATTGGTAATGGAAGTGGTGCATCAATGACTGCTGATGTTCTTGACAACAGTATTCGTAGAATCACTATTAATAGTGGAGGTTTTGGGTATGACAAAAACACAAAACTAGTTTTAGTTGAGGAAGATTCTAGAAATGTAAGAATCCTTCCAGCAACCACGTCTATTGGTAAGATTTCAGCATTCAGTATCAAAAATCCTGGATATGATCTGACAAGCAACTATACAATGGCACCTCAGGTTAGAATTCCTACCACTATTCAGGTCATCAATATCAATGGGGAATATAGAAAGGGTGAAACTGTATATCAAGGAAATGTAAATACTCCTTCTGGTCAAGGTGTTGTTGATTCATTCAATTCTACTACTAACGTACTTAAACTAATTTCGGTTACAGGTCGTTTTGTTGATGGTGTGCAAGTTGTAGGTTATACCTCTTCGGCAACTAGCACTGCAAGTAAAGTAAATCTATCTAAGATTTCTGCAACTGTAGGTGCTCTAACTTCTATTGAGGGAGTATTTACTGATGAATTTGGTAAGTTGAATACTGCATCTCAAAAGATTCAGGATTCTTATTTCTACCAAGATTTTTCTTATGTAATTAGATCACAAATTCCAGTTTCTGACTGGAGACAAACTATCAAGACATCAACCCACCCTGCAGGTTTTGTTGTATTTGGTGAGGTTATTATTGACTCTTCTCAGAGCGTGGCAATGCTACCTGTTCTAGGTGAGGTCAAATGTCCAGCAAATGCTGCGACTTCTTCTTGGAAATTTGATACTAGAACGGAGATCTCAACTACTGGTGACACTGCTGGTGCTCTATATCTTAGAAATGCGTTTGGTATTCAGGTTGGGGATGCTCTGAAGTATCGTTCTACAAGTCAAGATGAGGTTATTTCTTGGAATGCTACAAATCTTGCAGGAGATCAGGTAACTGGAAGACTAGTTCATGATCGTATTTACTATGTATTAGAGATTACTTCTACTGATCAGTATGGAACTTGGATCAAATTTGGTCAATATCACCCAGAGGACAAGTTTGCTGATGTTGATCATAACAAAGAAAATTACATTTATAATTTAGTACCAACTGATATTTCATACAAACACGAATTTAGATGTGATACCCAAAATCCAAAAACATTGATTACTATCAATGTTCTGAAGAAATTTGTTGAAATTAGAGATACTAGACCACAACTTGGTCCTTCACTCAAAACTATTCAAATCAATAAGTTCTTCCAATTCAATAGGAAGCGTGGTATTGGTTCTCTTATTGTATCTGAGGGATCTGTTGCTGTTGATCTCAAACAAGTTGATGATCTAACTCCAACCTTTGCTGAGGGAGTTAAGATGTATGACTTGAGAAGTCTTGGAACTAACTTTATTCCTTATAGCGAAAATACATTACTTATTACTCTTGATGGTGTTGTCCAAGAACCAGGAAAATCATTTAGTATTATTAATGATAGAAAGTTAGATGAATTAGAAATCACAACGACTGGTGCAGGAGAACTTGAATTTGATTCTTGGAGAGTTACTAATACCTCAACTAATGCAGGTATTGCTGATGTAAGAACAGTATATAATGATGTAGATTTTGTTTATATCAAGGCAGAAAGTTTACCTTCATACACAACAACTTTCAGTGGATATGATACTGCACCCTCTGCACAAGGATTCATCAGAAGATTCCCTAAAGTTCCATTCTCTCCTGTTGAAAAACCCAGAAAACCTTTAGGAACTTTTGGTACATTTGTAAATGGTGTTCAAATTTACAACGTTCTGCAAGGAGATAGTTATAAGAATAGAGGTGATTGGAATATTAACCACGGAAATTGGTCGGGTAATGAAGACACCTATAATGGTTTAGTTGATGTTGCTGGAACTTATTTTCATTACAATAACCCAATTGAACTGAGAAGACAACTATCAGACAATATTTCATCTAGTGGTGCATATGTTGAGGCAACTACACTAACCCACTCACCAATCCTCGGTTGGGCATATGATGGCACACCAATTTATGGTCCATACGGTTATTCCAATCCAAATGAAGTTTCTTCCATCGTAAAGATCAACAGCAGTTACGCTAAGAGATCTATTACTACTAGAAACGTTCTCCCTGATGGAACCATCCTACCTGATGCTGAAGTTGGACCACCAGTCAATTCTGTAGAATTTACAGTAACTTCTTTTGTCGATTTTACTGGATCTACAGAAGAATTTGCACAAGACCAAAATATTCTTCAGGTCAATAGTGGAACGGATAGTGGTGTAATTGCAGGAGTTTCAGGAACTGTTGTTTCTTATGATCCTGTTACAAGACAAGTTCTTCTCAGAAATGTAGTTGGAACTTTTGCTGAAGGTATGTGGATCAAGTCTCAGACTGGTTGGGCACAAATCAGTAGCACACCTATTCGTTATAATCTTGGATATTTTGCTGAAGATTATGTTTATACTAATGGATCAGGTCATCTTGATCAATATAATGGAAGATTCTGTGTAACTCCAGAATTTCCTAACGGAAGGTATTGCTATTTTAGTACCATTGAATCAACAACTGCCACATATGGTGGAACAAATAATGGTGCGTATCCATATATCGCTGGTGTTGACCTGTATCATAGATTCTATGAGGAAAACCGCCTCAGAGCATCTGAATTGAGAGATAAGATTATCTTTAATGACCCTCCTCTCAAGTATACTGATCCAATCAATGGGCAAGTAAACGTACAACAATTCCAGGGAAGACTGTTCAGTTTTGTTGATGATTCAAATAATAATCAATATGCCAAGAAATATAAAGATATCTCTGACCAGTTTGATGGCAATAAGACTACATTCAATTTAGAATTTACAAACGGACAAGCATTATATTCACCTACAGATCCAACAGAAGCAAATGAATATGCTTTTGTTTGTGTTGATGGTATTCCTCAGGTATATGGTGAAGCATATACTATCAATGATGCACAAAACACGATTACATTTACTAATCCACCAAAGAGAATTGGTAAAGTAATCAATATGAGTGAGGTTACAAACTTATCTCAGTTTGCTGATAGTGAAATCGTTGTTGGGCAGACTTCACAAGCAGAGGGTAAAGTTCTCAGTAGAACAACTTCTGGATATGAAGGTAAAGGTATCATGAAAGTTGAAGTTACCCGTGGAGACTTCGTAGATGAAATTATTGTTGGTCAAACGTCAAAT